GTAAATGTTCCAAAAGAAAAATGACTACAATGGTCGCAAAAGGGAAAAGGCGTTGTAACTTTGTCGGACACTAAACCCAAAACCATGCCACAAACCATCAAAAAGTACCCCGTTGTCGTTGTAGAATCAGCGACCGACCCCGTGTCCAAAGAAACCTGCGGAGGCGACCAGTACACCCTTGTAACCTTAAAGAGCAAGGCAAGAGCATTTTCAATGGCCAAACTATTGAAGAATTTTTACGAAGTCCATGTGTACGAAGAAACCAGCACCGATGTCCAAGGCCATTGGATTTTCAAGAATGGCGTTATGACCCACAATATGTTCAACAACTAACCCACCCACCATGACCCACGAAACCAAAGCCAAACTCAAAGCCGCCCTTGCGACGGGCTACATCGTGCTGACTACCTGCCTCGGCCTCGCATTTTTCGGCAGATTCATTCTTGCAATCATCACCCTCTAAACCCCAAAACCATGCACAAGTTTAAAACCACCAACATCAAAGGCAAGGACTACGTTGAAGTCAACCAACGCCTGCTCTTCTTCCGCAACGAGCCAGCCTATGCAGGTTGGTCCATTGAATCCGACCTCGTTGACCTGCAACCCGACCGCTGCTGCATCAAGGCTATGATTCGGGATGCCGATGGTCGCATCCGTGCTACGGGCCATGCCCATGAGGACCGCACCTCGTCGATGATTAACAAGACGAGTTATGTTGAGAACTGCGAAACCTCTGCCTTTGGCCGTGCCTTGGCCGCCCTTGGAATCGGGATTGAAACGAGCATTGCCAGCGCCAACGAGGTGCAGATGGCTATCGCCAAGCAGGACCAGTTCAACGACTTGACCGACAAACTCGGATTGGTCCCCGCATACGACGACCTCACCGCCGCAACCCTCAAAGCCGACTTCTTGAAACTGGTGCAGAAGTTACCCTCCGACCAGCAGGAGCGGTTCATGAAGGACTTAGACCAAATGACCCCAGCCCGATTTGAAAAGGGCATCGTATTCATCCAAAACCAACTCTCTAAAAAATAAGCCATGACCTTACTTGAAAAATGCAATGCCGATGTGTTCAAGGATATACTTGACATCAAACGAAAAGACCTCGTCATCGGCGAAAAACTTATATTTATCCTGCAAAAGCACGAATCATCATTTGATTTAACTTGCTCCGATATGCTTTGGTTCTCTGCCAATCTTCCTTATGAAATTTGGAACGGCAAGGTCCACACCTTCCACCTCCTCTTCCAATCCCAACAAACAACCGAAATGCCATGAACCATCTCGTCACCATCCCCAAGTCGGACATCTCCAAGAAGGACATCGCCGACATCGCCGCTGGCCTCATCCTCCGCATTGAAGAAGGCGAGGTCAACCCCATCGCCGCCCATGTACGCCTCAAGGCGGTCGTCAAAGCCTTGGAGCAAGTCCTAAAGGCGACCGAGGACATCGTCCGTGACGAAGCCGAAAAGCACGGCAAGACCTTCTCCGCCTTCGGTGCTGAAATCCAAGTCAAGGAGGGGGCGTTGACTCCCGACTACACGCACGACCAAGTTTGGAGCGACCTGCAGGCATCCATGAAAGCAAGGGAAGAACTGCTCAAGATGGCCTTCCGCAACGCTGGCAAGGCAACGGTCTACGACGAATCCACGGGCGAGGCGGTCCCCGTGTGTCCCGCAAAAGGCACAAAACCAAGCATCGCTGTGACTTTTAAAGCCAGTTAAGATGAAAGACGGACAAACTATCGGCCAATGGCTGAACTGGGATTTTGAGGCGAATGGGGACTTGAAAATTAATAACAAGACTGGCAAAACAATCTATTGGGAAGATTTCTCTGGATGGTGGGGCAGGTGGCAATACGATTCCAAAGGAGAATTAATCTACTTTGAGGATTCAAAAGGTGTAATCATAGACAACCGCACCCCCGAAGTCATTGAACATAACGGCCGCAAATATCAACTAATCCCCTAACCATGCCCGAACAACCCCTCCAAAAGAAAGGCTCCCAACGCCGAAACCGCAACGCAACGGTCAAAGCCGTGTACCTCCTGCTCAACAAGCCGATGCGTGTTGAACGATTGGCCGAGGCTGTAGATTTGCCCCTCCGCCAAACCTATCGAATCATCACGCACCTCAAAGCAACGGGGTGGCTGCAAAGTGACAGGACTTACTACTGGCTAACCATAAACCCCTAACCATGCCCAAACCCAAAGGAAAAGAAATCCAACGAAGAGTCGCCACCATCTACGCCGTGTCGTACCTCGCACAACGCCCATACAGGGCCACAGAACTCGCCGAAGTGCTTGGGGTGACCATCCGTACCACCTACCGAATTCTAAGCGATTTACGGGCCTCAAATTGGCTCATCGAAGAAAACTGCAAATACTCAATTCAACCTAACCAAACCCCAACCCAAAACCATGTTTAACATTCAACCAAACCACAACAACCAAAAACCAAAAACCATGTTTAAAAGTCAACCAATTAAGTCATCAATCAATATCGCTGCACAAATCTTTTATACCACCGATTACACAGTTTTCAAGGAACTGCTTGGAAATCGTGATGTAGATGAAAATCATGTCAAAAGATTGATAAAATCAATGAAAGAAGAATACCTTGAGATTCCAATTCAAGTCAATCAAAAGATGCAGGTTATTGATGGTCAACATCGCCTTGCTGCCTGTAAAGAGTTAGGACTTCCTGTTTTTTATATGATTATGAAAAATGCGGGGCTTGACCAAACTCAAAGACAAAACGCATTGTCAAAGAAATGGGCAATCACGGATGTACTTGAATCATTTTGCAAAAGAGGATTTTCTAATTATATTGTGGTAAAATCGTTTATGGAAGATTTTGGTTTTACATTATACCAGTCACTTACCATCTTGACTTTAAATCAATTATCTACCGAACAAACCATTAATTTTAAAAGCGGAAATTTTGAAATCAAGGACTTAAATCGGTCAAAAATTGCAGCAAAAAATCTTCTTAAATTAAAGGATGTTGTTGCTTTAAATGACACCATAATTTTTAGAGCATTTTTTCATTTGGTCACAAAATGTGAGGAATTTGATGTAAATTATTTTATTCAAAAAATGCAATATCAAAGCCAAAAGTTTAAAAAGCAAAGGGATAGAGCATTGCAGATTGAGAACATTGAGGAAATCTACAATTATCGGAATCAAAATAAAGTCAACCTAAGAATCATTAAATAAACCCAAACCCCAACCCAAACCCCATGAGTAACTACACCCCACAACCCAACACATTCACCCTGTTCGCAAACGACAAAGGCGACAACCCAAAACGGCCCGATTACAGGGGCGACATCATCCTCCCCGACGGGACCAAGATGCGCCTGTCCGCATGGGTCAAGGAAGGGCAGAGCGGCAAGAAGTTTTTGAGCGGCAAAGTTGAGCCGATGAACGAATCCCGTCCAGCCAACGCATTTGAACCACAGGACGGAGATATGCCGTTTTAGTGTAACTTTGCCCGAAGATTACATTTACTAATAACGCCCGTGTGTGATTCCAGCCACACGATGCGTCCAATAAAGGGTTCCTTCTCTAACCCCTGCCCCGACTGCTGGAATCAGTTGGGGCTTTTTTTTTACCTCCTATGAGAGATTCATTCATCTTCTACCGCTCATTCCTCAAGAGCATCCAACACCTTGACCCAGTTGAGCAGTTGGAACTATTCCAAGCCATCGTGCAGTACGGGCTTGACCAACACGAACCCGAAATGAGCAGGTATGTTCGCGCGGTGTGGGAATCCATAAAACCGCAACTGGATGCTAATCAGCGAAAATACGAGAACGGTTGCAAGGGCGGGAAACCAAAGGCTAACCAAGACCTAACCACCCCCGAACCACCCCGTAACCTAATGAGTAATGATAATGGGAATGATAATGAAAAGGAGAATGATAATGCAAAGGAGGAAGGGGTAATGGCAAAGCCCAAGAGGGATAGCAGTATTTTGTTTGACCAATTTTGGAGCCTCTACCCCCGCAAGACCTCCAAGCAGTCCGCCTCCAAAGCATTCGCCAAACTCAAAGACGAGGACCAGCAGGCGGCCATCAACAACATCTCCCGCCTATACTCTGAAACCCCCGTCCAGTTCGTACCCCATGCGGCGACCTACCTCAACCAAGGCCGATGGGAGGACCAAGTAATCCCAAGGAACGCTACCTTCAACCCACTAAACCAAACCGACGATGAACCCCTACCATCTTACCGCTGAACGCAGGCTATTATCCTGCCTTATGGACCAATTTACAAACCGAGCGGTCCTGCTCCTTCAAATTCCCGAACGCCTATTCACGGGGAACCATGTCCTCGTTTACAGGGCGATTGAATCCCTCCACCGAGCCGAGCGACCCGTTGACCTGGTTGCGGTTCACAAGCACCTCATTGACAACGGTCAAGCCCATGTCATCGCTGAATTCGTGGACATCTTGGACGGCAACACGCTGACCTCCGATTGGAAGGTGTACGCCTCCGACCTCAACGAAGCATGGAAGCAAAGGGAGGAACAACGCATCATGGACGAACTGGCCCATGACAGGGATATCCCCAAAGCCTTCGCCCGTTACCAATCCATGCAAGCGGTGGAAACCAACGCCACCGAAACGACCGCCCACGAACTCGCCAAGACCTACCTCATGAACATGAACGAGGTAAGGGAAGGCAGACGCAAGGATTCAATCTTCCCCACCTACATCAGCCCAATGGACCGAATGCTTACAGGATTCAAGCCCACCGAGTTCATCCTCCTTGGCGGACGGCCCGCAATGGGCAAGACGCTCTTGGCCCTGCAAATAGCAATGAATCAAGCCATGGCTGACATCCCCGTGGTGTTCTTCACGCTTGAAATGAGTGCCGAGCAACTGACCCAGCGGATGCTTTCCAACCTTGCCACCATGGATGGGGCCCACTTTCTCAACCCCACCGAGCGAATCAGCACGCAGGACTTCATGGACCTTGGCCAAAAAGCAGACCTCCTAAAATCCAAACCGCTCTACATAGTGGACTTGCACCAAGCCAACCTTGACCGCATTGAGGGCGAAATTGCCAAACTGAAAACCAAGTACGGGATTTGCGGATTCTACTTGGACTACCTTCAACTTGTAGAGCCAACCAAGATTGACAAAGCCAAGCCAAAAATTGAGCAGATGACAAACATATCCAAGACCCTTAAAGCCATTTGCAAACGGCAGAAAGTGTTCGGGGTCGTTGTATCCTCCCTATCCCGTGCAACGGAAGGACGCAGCGACCATCGCCCCATCATGTCCGACCTTCGGGAAACGGGCCAACTGGAGTTTGATGCGGATAAAATCGGTTTTGTTTACCGACCATACGAACACGACAGGAACCAGCCAGCGGATTTGATGGAGGTCATCGTCCGCAAGAACCGCAACGGTTCCCTCGGCATTGCAAACATTCAATGCCACCTTCCCTTTACCAAAGCCAACGAGTACCCACCCAATTCCCTATGATGGAAGAATACAATTTGCAGGCCGCCTGTGTCAAGTTGTTCGCCCTTATGCGACCCAACGAGCAGGGGCTGCTATTCCTCAACCTCAACAACCCCCGTTCCCGCTCCAACGGTTTCTTTCTAAAGGGCATTGGGCTGACCGCTGGCGTGGCCGACATGACCTACCTATCGCCCAAGGGAGCGGTGTTTCTTGAATTTAAAACCCCCAAGGGCAAGCAGTCGCTATCGCAGAAATGGTGGCAGGGGGTGGTTCAGGAGGCGGGGTACAGGTACGAGATAATCCGAAGCGTGGAAGAATTCCAACGGGTGTTGGCTGAATGTGGGTAGGTTGTTTATATCTTTGGACCTACTAAACCAAAAGCAATGACACCAAAAGAAAAAGCATGGGAATTATGGAATTTTTATGGGACTTTATTTGGCAGATACGACAAAGCGGGTGAAGCCGCAATTAAAGCAGCCGATGAGGTACATGGATTTATGAGAGATGATGACTTTGATAGTGATGATTGCTATTGGGCCAACCACAAGAAAAGCAGATATTGGAATGATGTAATTGTTGAATTAAAAAAACTTTCATAACCATGCGCCGCTTACTGCTCCTATTTCTGCTGACCGCCTGCACCAACAACCGCCCTTGGAAGGTTATTGAGGTGAGGCCCAAGGGGGATGCCTGCGAGTATGTGTTGAGCCGAAGCAACGGATTCGGGCCGCAGGTAAAAATCAAGACCGATACTTGCGGTAAATATCAATTATTCCAAACCATTAACCCCTAACCCATGAAACCAACCCCCACCGATTTCCGCCGCTGGCAAATCCACATCCGCAAGGAGTGTGTGAACTGCTCCAAGCCCGACCATGCCGAAACCATCAAGCCGTGGTCCGTCAACTGGACCCTGCTGGGCCGTGTCCTTCAAGCCAAGAAAGCCTAAGCCATG